GACAGTTAATTTTCCCGCGCGTTTGCCTATGCGCCGCGTCAATTGTCCAGTTTGCGCGTCGTAAGAAAATAGCTCGTTGAGTCGGTCTGATGTCGGTCGCATAGGTTCTTATACTATGCGGGGATAGGATTGTCTATTCTTTTGGGCGTCGATGCATAGCGGCCAAGATACGGACTCTTCGGCTTTCGTCCTGAACCTCGTCTAGCGCCCATTCGAGCGCGTTCCGTAGACGGGTGCTTTCGTCGACAGCCGCCGCAATAGTCCATTGGGCGCGCTGGCGAGCCTCCTGATAGCCTTTCAGATACGCCTCAGAGATTTCCTGCTGGAGCGCCTTTAGACGCTGCTCGAACTCCGCTTCGGTCATGGCAGCACCTAAAAAGAAGCCGGCTTGCGCCGGCCAGTCACCATAGGGAGGAAAACGGGCGTCTAGCAGACGCCATGGCCCATATACATCAGATCAAGCCGCCGCACAATCTCCTGTTCGGTTAGCACCGGACTAGGTTCCGCCATGGGTCGCACGGCCCGCCAAAACGCCCACAGGGGCGGGTTCACCTCATAGACCGGCTCGTCGCGTGGCAGGTCTGGTATCACGGCCTGTATGGCCTCGTATTGCTCCTCGAACGTCATTTTAGCCCCAACACTATTTCGATTATTACCGCCAGTAAGATTGCCATTGCTTCACCGATTTTCATAGCGTTTGATCCCGTGCATGATGGTCGTGTGGTCGCGGCCGCCTAGCACGTGCCCGATTAGTTGATAGGGCGCGTTCAACTCGTGCCGTGCGCGCCACATGATCTCGAACCGTGGCCAGATGACCCCTTTGCGGCGGTTGTGGCCGGTTAGGGCCTCGGTGGAGATGTTATGATTCCGGGCTGTTTCCTCTATCAGATCCTGAATTGCTTCCGTCATCTCTTGCTTTTGCATGTTTGCCTCGCAGCATAAAATTGAGCGCATGGGCGGCGGTCATAACAGCCCGTTCGTCGGCGTATGGCGCGTTGATCCTCATTATGAGGGAGCCATCGCGCCTGTGCAGCGATAGCCCCTCCCCGGTGCGCCAGCGGGTTGTGACCCCGCCGGGTTCGGTGTCAAGGTCAAGCCGTAGCATGACCCCGCGCCTCCAGCTCGTTCTGGATGATCTTTGCGCGGTAATCGTCCTGCTCTGTCTCTAGCAGGATGTTAAGCGCCTCGTCAGACAGCCAGTGTAAGAGTTGCGAGAACTCAAAATAATCCTTCATGCGGCTCATTATAGGCCTCCCAGTAGATACGTTATGAATAGGGCGAGCGCGGGGATTGCCAGCGCTGCGCCGATGGCGAAGGCGATCAGGTCACGCTTCCTCATAATCTTCCACGCACTTCTCTGCGACATGGTCGCTTGTCTCTAACTGTGCGACGATTAGGGCATAGAGCGGGTGCTGGCGGTCTAGCGGGGCGTCTAGCGTGATGCTTTCCACTTCTATGTCGTACGGGCCGCCCCTATAGCCAACCTCCCGGTCTGGGCCTTCCCAGCCATAGCTGATCTCGGCGCTGCCGTAACAATAGACGGCAAGGCCCGGCCATGGCTGCAATTCATCAAAATCATATGTGAAGGTATTCATTGTTCGCCACTCCAAATGGTTGTCCAGTATTGTTCAGACGCGTTCGTGTGCGCGTCCTGTAGCGTCTTAAACGCGAAGTCTAAGACGGGTGACCGCTCCACTGTGGAGAGGTGATCTAAAAGCGCCTCTAGCGCCTGTATCTCTATATCAATGTTCAACATCGTGCGTCTCCCCGTATGATTGCAGCATTTCAAGCCGCGTGATTTGCTGGCGTATGCCGGCTGCTAAGCCGGCGTCGCCTTCCCATTCCGCCTCTATTAGCGCGTCGCGCAAATGTTTAAGCGCCTGCCAGATTGGTCGGGGCTCGTTCATAACGTAGCCCTCAAGAATTGACGCGCGATCATCTCCGCGTTGCCCAGCGACGCTATGGACGCCGCTAGAGACAGCGACAAGCCAAACTTGGCTAGGAACGTCGTCAGCTCGTCAGGCGGGACTTTGGCGATGATCCGCGCGGCGTGCTCTAGTTTAGCTTTCGGAACGCGCTTGCGCGGAACGCTGGCGACAGGTTCGGCTTTGAGTTGCGCCGGCCACCGATACACGCCGTTTGTTTTGGTTGCTTCGGCCAGAATAATCGGGCGCAACTTTTCGTTATACATCGCCAGCCCGGCGCGACGGCGCTTTGTCTCTTTATCGGGTTGCGGACTGCGCGCCGTTCCCGCCCGGCCAGTCAGGCTATGCGATAGCGCGTTAGCTTCCCACGCGACCAGATGGCCGGCATGATGAACGCCGGGGTTGCGCCATTGGGCGTCCATTGCTTCTTTAATGCTTGTCATTGTTTAGGCTCCTATGTTGATATGTTACAAAATAGGCGACGCCGTGAAGCGCCGCCTGTGATTAGTCTGCCTTTATATGCTTTGCGATTTCATGCCAGTTAACATCGGCAAGGAACGCCATTGCGTAGTCTAGCGCCAGCCCGTTGGCGGTTTCTTCCATAAGGTTCTCAGCGTATTCCCTCAACATCGCCGGTACGTCGTCGCAATGGTCGAACAATTCATCGGTCGCACCATCGAACATTTCCAGATTAACCCGCCACGTCGCGTAGTTTGTCCAGCCATTGTAGGTATTGTCAGTCATTGTCGTCTCCTCTTACAGTGTGGATATGTTACGATAAAGGCCGCGCTCCTGCAAGCGTCGCCTGTTAGATTAGGCTTGCGCGATCTTGCGCGCGAGCTGGACGATCGCCGCCCGCTCACTGTCTACTAGCATCGCGAAGGGATGCTTGCGATCATACGCGACGACGGCGCGCGCGGCTTTGATTAGGGCGTCGCGGTTGCCAGCGCGATAGGCGGTTTTCAGAGCGGTAATTTTCTTTTCCATGTCGTTTCCCCTTTTGGTTAGCGTCAATGTGGATAACTTAGCACAATTCGAGATTGCGTCAAGAGATTTTTGACGGGGCGGGAAAATGAATAGCGTTTAGCGCCGGTTTATGCGGTCGTTAGGCGGGAGAAAGTCTATTGAGAACAAGGCGCTTAGGCGATATATGCTAAAGTAAAGATAACAACCTATGAAAATGTTAAGTTGTATACATACATATTTATCTGCAACCGATTTTTTTTGGCTGTATAAACTGCATAAACCGCCTAAAACCGCCTCGCCCCACGCCCGCGCAGTCATCACAGGGCGACCGGGAATTCCCCTGCGCCAATGTTGTCCACATAGCATAAACTGCATAAACTGCATAAACTGCATAAAGCCTGGAGGCTCAACACGACTTGCTGGCGACTTGCATAAACTGCATAAAGCATAAGCGCAGCCATTGTATGTAAACTTAACGTAATGCTTTAAGTGTACATTCATAATTGTAAACGTAATGTTATAACGTATCAGGTATGTAAACAGGGCGGGGGGCTGGGCCTTGGGATCTCCTTTAAGAAATACGTAGGCATTAAGAACAATTTTTATTTTTATTTTTTATATGCTAAAAGACTTTATGACGTTTGAATCTCTTCCCTACGAACCGCGCAAAATCGAAGCGACTGAGGCGGTGCTGGAGCGCATCTACTTAGCCGCGCGCAAAGGGCTGAAAGGCGACACGCTCGCCTACGCCGCTGGCATGACGCCGACCGAATACCGCAGGCTCGTGCAGTTCGACCCCATCGCGGAGTATGCTGAACTTAAAGGGCGCGCTGAGGGTGAGGCGGAGATGTCCGAAGTGCTGCACAAGGCGGCGCGCGAAGGCGACACCAAAGCGGCGCTGGACATCCTTAAGCATGTCCACAAGTGGACAGCCCCGCAGTCGGTGCAGGTGCAGGTCGAGCAGCGCATATCCATCATAGCGGCGCTAGAAGAGGCGCAGCAGCGCGTGATCCAGGGAGAAATATTAGATGCAAGCGCCATACGGGGTGATCTTCCAGAACCCGAACAAAGTATTCGTGGGAATGCCGCATGGGCGCAAACCGCCGTTGTCGAAGGATCTGATCGACAAGATCAACCTGATCGCTCGCGCTGACGGGGCGTGGTATGAAGGCGACGGAGCGGATAAAGAATATTTTGCCGTGCCCTACAAAGGGTCATGGGACGACAAATTTGCCAAGTCCGTGAAAGGCTACCCGGTCGAGTTCCTGTTCGTGCTGTTCTCAAACGTCAAAGAAAACCATACGGCGGCGCGCGTAACGGACAGCAGCAAGACGATCTTTCAGTCGATTCTTGACAGCGACGTAAACTATTTTAACGACCGTGACTTCGACGATGAAACGCTGACTAAGTTCTTATCTGAGATGGGTATGCTCAATCAGTCAAAGAAACCGGCGACTGAGCGCAACGTAACGGCATTCCTGTCTGAAGGCGAAAACAAGATGTGGGGAGGAAAAGAACCGCATAAGTTCGCTAAGAGCGCGGAACGCTGGCGTAATAAGTTTTTATTGGCCCAGCCTGACGGAGCGTATTTCATGGGGGCCGGGCACCTGCCAGAGATCCTGCGCATGTATCCATCGCTCCACATGATCGGCGGCGGAAAGGCTGAGTGATGCAAGTTCCTATTTATAGCGCCGACGAAGAACAGAAGCTGATGGCGACGCTATGGTCGGCGCAAGTGAAGAACGATCCGGTCGCGTTCGTGAGGATGGCGTTCCCATGGGGTAAGGCCGGCACGCCGCTGGAGGGCTTCACAGGCCCGCGTCAGTGGCAGTTGCAGGTGCTGATGGACCTGCGCGACCACATCCGTGAAAACAACGGTAAGGTCGATTTCGAAACCTTCCGCATGGCGACCAGCTCCGGGCGCGGTATCGGCAAGTCGGCCCTAGTCAGTTGGCTCGTGATCTGGATGCTGACGACCCGGATCGGCTCAACGACCATCGTGTCGGCCAACAGCGAAGCCCAGCTCAGATCTGTCACCTGGGCCGAGATAACTAAGTGGCTATCCATGTCACTCAACAGCCATTGGTTTGAGGTGAGCGCTACCCGTGTGCTGCCGGCTAAGTGGATTGCCGAATTAGTCGAGCGGGATCTGAAGCTAGGCACGCGTTACTGGGGCGTCGAGGGGCGGCTGTGGTCGGCCGAGAACCCAGACAGCTACGCGGGCGTGCACAACTTCGCGGGCGTCATGCTGGTGTTCGACGAGGCCAGCGGTATTGATGACTCTATCTGGGCGGTGGCCAGTGGCTTCTTTACAGAGAACACTCCTAATCGTTTTTGGCTTGCTTTTAGCAACCCCCGCCGTAACAGCGGATACTTCTACGAGTGCTTCAACAGCAAGCGCGATTTCTGGCGAAACAAGGTTGTTGACGCCAGAAGCGTGGAGGGCACTGATAAGGCAGTCTATCAACAGATTATCGACGAATACGGACCCGATTCTAGCCAAGCGCATGTTGAGGTTTACGGAGCCTTCCCGAACGCGAGTGACGACCAGTTCATACCGTCGTCATTGGTTCAAGACGCGCAGACACGCCTACCATCGAAAGATCAGACGGCACCGATAATTGTGGGCGTCGATCCGGCGCGGTTCGGGGCTGACGCCACGGTCATCGCCATCCGGCAGGGACGCGACATTATCGGCATACGCCGCTACCGGGGCGACGACACCATGGAGGTGGTCGGCAGGGTCATCGACATCATAGAAGAGTTCCGGCCCGCGCTGGTCGTCATCGACGAGGGCGGGCTAGGCGCGGGCGTGGTCGACCGGCTGAAGGAGCAGCGGTATAAGATCCGTGGGGTTAACTTCGGCATGAGATCCACCAAGCCCGTCATGTTTGGAAACAAGCGGGCCGAGATGTGGCACGCCATGCGGGAGTGGCTGAAGACAGCCAGCATACCAAACGACCGCTTCCTCAAGAGCGACCTGACCGGGCCGATGATGAAACCCGACAGTAAAGGGACTATATTCCTAGAGAGTAAGAAGGACATGAAGGCGCGGGGGCTGGCCTCACCCGACGCCGCCGACGCTATCGCCGTGACGTTCGCGTATCCGGTCGCGCACAGGGAAGCAAGACCAATGGACAACAGACCGCGCGTCAGTTATGGTGGCAACGCAGCCTCTTCAGGATGGATGGGACACTAGATGGTATCGCTGTCAGTAGGGCGTGGCGAGAAGCTGTCGACTAAGGCGGGCGCTGGGCTGACGGCTAAGGGCCGGGCTAAGTATAACGCCGCGACGGGCAGCAAGCTGAAGCCGCCGGCTCCTAACCCTAAGACCAAGGCCGACGAGGGCCGTAAGAAGTCGTTCTGCGCGAGAATGTCCGCAGTAGCGGCAAAAGCTAAAAATGGCGAACGCGCTAAAGCTAGTTTACGGAGATGGAAATGCCCGTAAAAAAACCGGGATTGTATGCTGCAATCCACGCAAAGCGGGCGCGCATCAAAGCCGGATCAGGCGAAAAGATGCGGAAGCCCGGCGCAGAGGGCGCACCGACCGCCAAGGCGTTCAAGCAGTCAGCTAAGACGAGGAAGAAGTAATGCCTCTAGTTAAATCATCCTCTAAGGCCGCGTTCCGCACGAACGTGAAAAAAGAAATCGCCGCCGGTAAGCCGCCGAAGCAGGCCGTCGCCATCGCGT